AAGCTTCATTAACTTGGTTCATTACTCTACTGGTTTCATTTTGAACTAATCTTTTAGTAACTTTGGCATTGGAATTAAATCTAGTTTTAATTACCTTCTCTATCTGATTTAGATTAATTTCACCGTTTAGAAACTTTTTAATTTCTAATCTTAGAGCTTTAGCAACTTTGTTTTTATTATCCCAAATACGGTCACTATAATTTTTACCCTTAATAGTTTTTTTAATTATCCTATTAAGTGTTTTATTAGTAACTTTTTTTAGCTTAAAATCAAGTCCTAAACTTAAAGTATAAGAATTTGAATAATATTTATCTAATCCTATAGTAGTTAATATATCATTAGCCTTATATATTTCATCTTTTATTTGAGCTTTAAATATATCACTTATAACATTATTTAGCTTCTTACTAAGTTTAATTTTTTCATTGCTGCTTAAAGATAATATGTTATCTGCTATAGTATAAGTTAATATTATTTTACCTATTTCGTTTAACAAAGTATCTCTATCTTTCTTTTGTTTACTTAGAATTTTATTAATTTCACTATCAGATGAGTCATAAAGCTCCTGGTTAAATTCTTCAATTAAGTCAATATAAAATTGTTGCTCTTTAGATAACTTCATCTTCTTCACCTTCTATATTATCTAAATCAACTTCACCACTGTCTAAAATATCATTAATCTTTTTCTGATATTCTGCTATTAACACATCTTCCTCTAATTTCCTTATTAACTCTTCTCTACCATTAGTAACATTAGATAACCTCTCTAATCCAGTTTGAATAGATAATTTACCATTTAATTGGCTTACTATCTGAGCAGTTTCCACATCATTTGATGGTAAATTTAATTGTGGCATGATAAGAACATCTTTATAGTTATAATTAGCACCATTTGCAATATTAAGATACTTAAATAGAAACTTTAATCTAGTTCTAATACAGTTTACAAGACATTGGTTTTGAGTTGTTATCTTTATTCTCAAACAGTTCATTCTTGTGGCTAACATAGTGCCACTTGTATTAGATTGAATTTGGGTCTGATTATCAATGTGCTGAGCAACTCTATAAATATCTTCCTTAATAATATTTCTATATGTATTGTAGAAGTCAGATGATATATTCTTTACTAAAAACCCTACATCTCCTTTTTCAGGAACTTGTAATATACCCATTTCTTTCATTTTTCTAGCATCTTCATCTTCTATAGATGTACCTATCATTTTCAGATAAGCTAGTCTAGTATCACCTATTTCATTACTCCAATCACTCATAAGTAATTCATAGTTATCTTGTAGAGATTTGATATTGTGATATAAAGTGTCACTTATACCATTGGGTAATGGAGCTATCCCAACAGGACATTTTTTAAAAATATGTGTGGTCGGCTCTTCTACCTGCTTGAAATCTTCATCAAAATGATATATATATTCATCATCTATAACATCCATATACAATGTATCGTCTAAATCTTTATAATAGAAATACATAAACATCTCAACTTCATTGCCTTGGTTTTTGTATGCTATGGAATTTAAAGGTGTATATGTACTAATCTTAAACTCTCTTTCCTCATTCTCACCTTCTATGTAATATAATTCATAAGCTTCAGAAAAAGTTAGCATGGTATCAGCTAGTTCAGTATCTAGTATTTCGTTATATACATTATTATTTATCTCTTTTATCATTTCATTATTTCCGCTTTTACTAGAATAAGTTATAGGCATACCCACCATAAATGATACTTCTTCAGCGATAAAAGTTTTAATAAAGTTATCCTGTAACACCCTATTACTTCTATCTGTCTTAATATAACCATTTACAATATCAGTTTTCCCTATTTTATAGTTATACATTTTTTGATACGCATCTTTGTTATCTTTATATTTCTTGTACATCTTTTCAGCAATTTCTTTATTATATAACATTTACTTCACCTCCTATTTTTTCGCATTAAAAAAGACAACTTCTATGTAATAAAGTTATCTTACTAATTGTTTTTATTTCTTTTAATCTATTAACACACTCAGCTACTACATCTACAAAGTCATCATGAACACTATACTGTTGCCCTTGAAAATCTAATATTTGTTTAATTGCATCTTTACTATCTTCACAATCTTTATTAAATATTATCTGTCCATTATTTACTTGGTCAACTATAGTAGATATTTTTTCATCCTTATTTTTACGTTGCATTTCATTAATCCATTCAATTCTTCTATTTCTTAATTTAGGATTTTCAGATATCAGCTCTTTTATTTTGGTTACATCTGCTCCTTGAAAAGTATTCTTCTCAATGTAAATATGTGTTATATCTTCGTTATTTTCTAATAATTCTACTACTTTTTTACAATATTGATTAAATTCAAATTTCTGCATAACAATATCTCTAATATAATTAAATCCAGTATTAGAAGTAGATCCTACCACCATTGCAGTATAGTCTGATTTTTTCTTAGTTGTTGAAGCAGGGTCAACACACAACATAGTCTTGTTAAAACTAATGTCATTAAAATATTTATCATTTTCTTCTCTAACAGATTTAAACCACTTCTCACCTATTGAACTTGCATCATTCATCAATTCGCTCATAAAAGACATTCTATTTTCCCAATATGGAATAGCTAAATCATTAAAACAATCCCATTTTTCTTCCCATAACACAGGAAACTTCATCTTTTCTTTATGGTTTATATAAAATTGTTTGGCTGTTTCTTTTGAGTTTTCATCTTTATCATTAAAGTAAAGTTTTTTACAATTCAACCATAAATCACTTTCAAAAATATCATCTACAGTTTTATCATCATTTATAATTATTGCTCTTTTTAGCATAGTAAAATAATCTTTATTTCTACTCAATCTACTCATTAGACAGTCTATATGTAATACAGTTCCAATAGAAATTATTTTTGTCGCTGATTTTATTTTTTCACCTTTTCTAAATACTGCCTTATCTCCAACCTGTTCAATTTCTTTAGTCCATCTATTATATTTCTTTTCTCTAGCATCGTCTGTTAGTATATCTTTCTCATCTTGATAATCGTCTGCTATTACTACTGTTGGTCTAATACCCTTCCAGTTAGCACCTCTAACGGATGAAGCAGAACCGATAGCCCTTATATATACACCATTAGTAAATTCAATCTCATTAGCATTTACTTTAAATTTTCTATTATTAATAAGTAGTCCAAAATTATCAATTATCTTTATATTTTCTTTAAAAACCTTCTTTATAGAATCTACAAATTGTATAGCATCATCATCTTTTTTAGCTCCTAGTAAAGTGAACTTAGATTTTTTATAACAGATTAACCATACAGAAATAGCTAAATCAAATATAGTTGTTTTCGCAAATCCACGAGGACAAATAATATTAACTTTATCATACTTATCACTTATAAAAGTATCGTTAGCTAATTCCCACATCTCATAATGTGATGGAGAAAGTTGTCTAGCTTCATTAGTATCTTTAACAATAAAAATATCTGATAAAAAGTACTCACAGAAAAAGGCTATATCCTTTTCACCTAATAATTTTGCAACTTCATCTAGGTTATTTCTATTCTTCTTAAGAAGTGCTATAGCATCTTCATTATTATATTTCTTGGTAAGATATTTTTTAAGTAGGTAAACTTCAAATTTTGATTCTGTTTCAAATTCTTTATTGTCATAATAAATCACTATAACACCTCCCCTATTATTTAATTTTTCTGCATTAAAAAGAACCCTATCTCTAGAGTTCCTTACTTATAATTATTAACACCATGGATCTGGTTTATCAGCCATAATAACACCAACCTTCCATACTTCCATAGTTATAATTCTATATCAAATCTTTAAATTCTCTAGTGTTGTCAAAAATGCTCATTAACTCGCACCCTTTCATCTATCTTACAATAATTCACCCTTTTAAATACAATATCATTTCTTATTATACCCATTACTAATTTTCATTTGTAAGTACTATTCTTGATACTTCCTTCTTTCCGATATCTGTAAGTTCAATCATCTTACTATACTCTGTATCGTCATAAATTTCTATTAATCCATAGCTTTCAAGCATTATCATTAATCTAGCGATTGATTCTAAATCAATGTTGCATCTAACATACTCTTCATCTATATTTTCGTTAATATAATCATTTATAATAGCCTCTTCAAGTTGTTCACTATTAAAATTGGATTTTTGATAATACATATATCCAATTGAAGATATAATATCTTTAAATTTAATCTTTAATTGTCTGTTATTTTCTTCTCTACTTACATCTATATATTGATACTTTATATCAATCTCTTGATCTATATCTATTTTTTTATTAGAATTAGTTTTCTTCATATTAATATTATTGACTATTTCTTTTAATTCATTTATCTCCTTTAACAATCTATTATTTTCTTTTAATACTGATGTACAATCTTCTACCTCTGAAGCTCTTACCCATCCACTTAAATTATATTCTTCTTCTAACTCAGATATAGAGTCTTTTATTGCTAGTTGAATATCTTTACAGTCATCTACTTGTTTAATTATTTTACTCATAACAAAATCTTTAAATTTACTATGTTTATCTAGATTTTCTTTTTCAAATACTTCATACTTTCCATCAGCCGCTTTGCTATATAAAAATGAATCACTTAATACAACTGCAAACACAGGAATACCTTTCTCTAACGCATATTCATACTCAATCTGTGTGTAACTCTTACCTGTTTCTTGCTCAATACTTCCATATCTTCCCCCAAGTATTAACATATATAAATCTGATTCATTTATCCATTTTTTTATTGTTTCTAATTGGGACTTGTTTCCTGCTTTAAATAACTCCATTCCTGCTGGAATATGTCTTGAACCCAATATTGCCTCAACAGCTGCTTGTCTCTCTTCTTTTAGATCAGTATATGTTGATGAGATAAATATTTGATATTTCTTTTTTCCCACATTATCACCCCATAATAATTTTACAATACTTTCTAAAATATAACAACAAAAGACACCTGTACTTCTATAAGTGCCTTTATATTATTGGGGATTGTAGAGAATGGCGGAGATAATAGGACTTGAACCTACACACCGATTAACTCGATTACTAACAACTTAGCAAGTTGCTCCCTTACCATTAGGGTTATATCTCCATATAAAAAGAACCCTCTTTCAAGAGTTCTTAATTTAAAATTTCATAAATTCATTAAACACAATTCTTCTCATTAAAAAAGTTCCTGTTGTACATGATTTATTATTTCCATTTGAAATCTCATATTTTTCAGAATTTTTATACCACCCATCACATATTCCTATTGGATAAATCAACCCTTCACTCATTAATTTTACAAATGCTTTTTCTCTAATTCTATAATTAATTATTTGTTTGGATACTTTATTAATTATATTATCCTCATTTGTATCTATGTGATTAACATTTATATTACAATTTAACGCAATAACTTGATTACTATGCATATCGGTTATTTCACTCTTCAATTTTTCTACACATTCAATTACTTCTTTGGTATAGTCGTATCCATTGACTATATTTAATACCTCATTATTAATGTTTTTCACTAAACCATCCCCTTTTATAGAGTTAATTCTACACTAATTATTAATCTCCTTTATTTTTATACTCATTAGCATATCTATAATAAGTCGGTTTAGTAATATTTAGTAAATCCATAACTTCTTTTGGCTTCAACTCACCTTTCAAGACTCTTTCATAATATGAAGTAAATTTATCGAAATCCATTACTCTAGGTCTACCATAATCAGACCATTCATTACGAGCTTTCTTTGCTTCAATACCTTCTTTTTGCCTTTTAGCTCTTTTCTCCATTTCTGCATGTGCAAATGAAGCATACATTTCCAAAAGCATATTATTTATAGTTTCCATCATCATTTTAGACATATTATTATCATTAGGCAATTCAATTAATGTAGTTGGTATTTCTAAAACCATTAATCTAATGCCTTTTGATTGCATATCCCTAATTTCATTTAATGTAAGTTGCTTATTTCTACCAAGTCTATCTAATTCAGTAACCAATAATGATACTTCATTACCTTGACTAATTTGAAATAACATTTCTTCTTTCATGCTTTTGTATCCTGGTCTTGAAAAGTTTTTTCCAGTGCATTGGTCAGTAAAAATTGAATGATGAAGACTAATTTTTCTATCTTGTATGAAATCATTTATTGACTTTATACCTCTATCTAAATGTTGGTCAGTAGTTGAAGTTCTATGATAAGCAAAGTATAACATTTCAATACCTCCTTGAGTTTAAAAATTATAAAAAATTTTATGTAGCTAACCACCACAAATTACAAGGGGTATATTTTAGAAGTACACCCCTCTATCTTTTCTTTCTACCCTTATTCTACTCTTAAGGTATTAAAATGTCAACATATACTTTTGATACTATTTAAATTGTTTTCATGCCTTATAAATGGCTTAAGTAGGTTATCATTTTATAGTATCATTAAGTATACATTTTGATACTAAGCACCTTTACTCTTAGGTCTAGGAATTACTATGTTATCTTCTTGTATCTCTTCCAATAAATCATCAAGGTCTTTAGACTTATTATCGTCTTTATTACTCTTATCTTCTATAGTCTTCTCTATCTTAGTTGGAGCTTTACCATACACAGTTTCCCATAAGAATGTTAAGGCGTTTAATTTAACATTGTCAGACCCACTATTGAAGGCTATTTCCTCTATCTTTTCTACATATGTATCTGTTTTACCTAATATCTTATTTTGTGCTTGAGTTTTAATTTCTTGCCTACACTTGTCTAGCTCTGCCTTAAAATCACTATCATCTAAACAGTTATAAATAGTCTGTCTTGCACATGGTACTTTCTCTGCTATCTCTGTGTATTTGTAACCTTTAATTAGATATTCTATCATCTTATAATGCTTCTCTGTTAGTTGCATATCATCACCTCCAATTCAAATTTAATGCTTATACAAATTATACATTCTTTACTAATTCTATACACTATATATGGTATATAAACCACATACAAATCTGTATTAACCACAATATATAGTATGCACATTATCTATCAAATAATAATTATTATTGTTAAAAATAAATAACACAAAAGAACCTACTAATTAATACTAATAGGCTCTATCTATTATTTATTCTCTTATATGTGCCCAAACTCTTACAATTTTCTTACCCTCATCATGATAAGTTATCACATTATATCTTTTAAACTTGTCCTCAAATTTCTTTACCTCTTCCAAGGCTCTTATGTACTCAGCATCATTAGTATAAAAATATTCATGTTTATAATTTTTAATAATCTCAGCCAT